TGGCGAGGCACTCAGTACCATAACTTAGTGGAGCATTATCTTAACAATGAATTGGAAAAAATTGAGGAAAGCGAAGGTCTTCCCAAGTACCTTTTTAGGGCTGCTCGTGAGACTCTTGATAGGATTTCTGATGTTGTTGCTCTTGAAGCCCCTCTTTTCTCTCGTAATTTGGGGATTGCTGGCCGTGTTGATTGCATTGCCAGCTTTGATTCTGAACTTGCTATTATAGATTTCAAGACAACAAAGAATCTTAAGAAAGAAGAGCACCTAGAGAAATTTTTTGTGCAAGAAGCAGCATATGCTTACATGTATTATGAAATGACAGGTGTGGAGGTAGATAAACTTGTCACCTTATCTGTTGCTGAAGATGGTACTACTCAGGTAGTGCAGAAATATGATAAGATACCTTACATAGACACTCTAATTGATTGGATCAAAGAATACCATGAGGAGAAAGCCGCATGAGTGAGTTTGTCAAACCAGATTATGAGGGAGGTCCACAAGATAGGTGGATGTTCCGTGAGGTTTTAGGCATACCATTCTATAGGTTTGATCTAGGTTACTCTAACAGGGATAAGGTTGAGGAGATCTTTAAGATACTTCAAGCACTACCTTGGAGAGAGAATGATACCAATCAGATTTGGGAGGGTGTTAGCATCGATGGTGAAGGAGGAAGTGACCTCTACAATCACCCACCCCTACGTTATCTTTTCGACTGGATGCAGGACTGCATGGCCGAAGTTGCTGATCGTATGGGTATACCGAATAAATTGGTGTGTAATGCTGCATGGGCAAATCTAAATAAGAAAGGTGACTGGTTTTATGACCACACCCATTCTAATTGTTTCCTTAGTAGCAACTACTATGCATCAGGTAAGACAGGAGTAACTAAATGGATCCATCCTAACCCTTACTATGATAAGACCAACATATGGCCTTTTAATTCTAAGGACTGGGAGGATAAGTTTAACTTAACTCATGAAGAACCTACCGTACCTGGTAGATTCATAGTCTTTCCACCTACTATCAGACATAGGGCTACCCCAAACGAGTCAGATTGTGATAGAATAACCATAGCAGCTAATTGGTTCCCCACAGGGATGATTAACTCCAGTGGTGTGTCCCATTTAAACGTGAATGTTATACAATGAAAGAAATTGAAGAAAAATTCATGACTCAGGGTAAATTTACTTCACTCGTTGAGCAAAGGGTAAAGGATAGTCAGGGTCTAATCAACTACATCGAAGCAGTCGCTTCAGTATGTGAAGAGTTTGAGATAGAAGTAGAGACAGTTGGAAAACTAATATCTAAACCACTTAAAGATAAGATTAAGTGGGACGCACAACAATTAAACTACATTAAGAGGACTAGTAGAGGAGTGTTAAACTTATGACCAACAACAATTTTTTAAAATCAGAAGTAGTGCAAGAAGAATTAGAAGCAATACAAGAGTGCTATACTGAGTTGCTTAAGATGTCTGCTGGTCTCAAACAGTTTAATCCACAAGAGAGACTAGAGCATATTGAGAAGACACTGGAGTTGGTAGCAAAGCAGAAGGTATTCTATGCACGGTTACAACTAGCAGCAAATGAGTTACAGGATGATGACTCAGCAAAAGAAATCAAGAAGAAGATCGAGATGATGTCCACTGAATACAGTGGTGGTCTTAACCTCACTATGGTACTAGATCAGATGGAGAATAAACTGAGGGAGTGGAGGCAGGAACTCAAACAAGATAAGGTTGACAAGCCTAAATAACTATGCTACTATAATCCAGTAGCAATATCACAATACAAATTCGGAGACAAATACGAATGTCATTTGCAAATCTAAAGAGTAAGTCTGGTAAGTTTTCAAAGCTTACACAACAGATTGAAAATATGTCCAAACCTCAGGGTAGAGGACCAGATGAAAGACTCTGGAAACCAGAGGTAGATAAGAGTGGTAACGGTTATGCCGTTATTCGTTTCTTACCAGAGCCAGATGGAGAAGATCTTCCTTGGGCACAGGTTTGGAGTCATGCATTTCAAGGACCAGGTGGTTGGTACATAGAGAATTCTCTCACCACACTTAACCAAAAGGATCCTGTAGGTGAATTAAATAGGACACTATGGAATAGTGGACTAGATGCAGACAAAGATACTGCACGTAAGCAGAAGCGTAAGCTTTCTTATTACAGTAACATCTATGTCGTTAAGGATCAACTTCATCCAGAAAATGAAGGTAAAGTATTCTTATATAAGTATGGTAAGAAAATTCATGACAAGATTGCATCAGCAATGCAACCTCAATTTGAGGATGAAACACCAATAAATCCATTCGATTTATGGAAGGGTGCTAACTTTAAGATCAAGATCCAGACCATTGGTGGATACTGGAACTATGATAAGAGTGAGTTTGATTCACCCTCTGTGCTAGGTGGACTAGATGATGAAGCACTTGAGAAGGTCTGGAAGTCACAGTATTCTCTTAAAGAGTTTACTGATCTTAAAAACTTCAAGTCCTATGAAGATCTATCAGCACGTTTGAATCTAGTACTTAACAAGTCAACAAGACCTGTAGTACAATCAAATGAGGAGGATGAGAATATAGTGCCACTAGATAGTCCAGTTGTTAAAGCGGACCCACCTACCCCCACAAAGTCTGGGTTTGGTGCTAAGATAGAAGAAATAGAAGAGTCGGGTGATTCACCAGATTTATCCTATTTTGCTGCCCTAGCTAACGAAGACTAATGAAGAAACTACTACTGCTCCCACTTCTCCTGATTGGTATCACAACACCAGTCAAGGCAGAAGCAATAACTTGGAAAGAGTTTTGGGAGCCGTTTGTAGAATCATATCATCATGGACACGATCATGGATCAGGACATTGGCATGATTGGAGGTATGACCACCATCATCCACATCCACATTATGGTCCACCGAGACGTAGGTGTGAAGTAACGATCACAAAGAAATACTGGGTACCAGGTCACTACCTAGGTGGTAGTAACACATATATTCCAGGATATTATGAGAGACGTGACGTGATCGAGTGGGAAAGATGCGGAAGAAGAGTGAGACCACTTTGATATATTATTCGACTTTTTGAACAAGCAAAACCCCCGAAAAAATCGGGGGTATTTTTTTGTCCTGTAGGGTCGATAAGTAAAAATACCTATGCTGATCCATATTGGTTAATTGGATCCGAAGCAGACGTTATTCCTGCTGTGCTAGTTGTGACTACTGTGGTACCATCCGCTAAAACGTCACCTTCGCTAATAGTGGCACCAGAGGTGTCAAACGTCCTAGATGAATAATCCGATTCTGACGCAAATTCGATAGATGGGGTTTGACCGATATTTGTGCTATAAGTCGGTTTAGTGGTAACAAACTGCTCTTCGACTGTATCCCTAGATCTCTTAGATTGTGTTTCTGGGTCAGTTTCCTCATTTGGAAGATATTTGCATAATGACTTAAATTCTTGTATAAACCCAGTTAGGTATTGTTTCCTTAAAAGGTAAATATTGCGTTTATAGTCATTTTGCTCGGTTTCGTGGTCATAGACTGAAATCGGTCTAATTAGGTCTTCCTTAGGAACGACAGTTCCGTCAATTCTCTTATATGTGAAGTTTTCAGGCACTTCTCGACCTTCTTTCAATAATATACGACCTCTCTGATCTGTGATTCTTTGTGTAACCCAATGATGTACTGAATCTGCGTCTTCCTCATATTCACTGTCAATATACCTTTCTAGCTCATCCTCGGACATGGGCCATTCATTATATACATTGATAATATTGTTACAGAGTAATACAACCCAATCTAACTTCATATCACCATAGGCATCCAAAGCAACCTCATCAGGACGTTGGTTGTTTTTCACAGTATATTGCTGGAAACCCAAAATAACGTCATCTAACTCTTCACGTATTTTGATCCTTCTAAAGATATTCTTTGCAAGACTATAGGGATCAACATTACTCTTTCTGTAACTAGATGTCCTAACATATACGTTAGGTAGGTAGGAAAAATACTTGCT